GGAAGAGAATCGCTGAATAGTTGGGAACATCCACATACTGGAGTGCAGACATCAAAAGAGCAGAAGATTTTCCACCGCCCGCAGCCCCGCCAAAAAGTGCCTCAATGCCGTTTGTTCTTAAAAACACTTTTTGAGTAATGGAAGCCTCTTCTGGACAGAATGGCGGCTTTTTGGGTTCTAGATATTCAAGGACCTTTGTCCAGTCTGTTGCCATCTGTGCGCCTTTCGCTTCGTTCCTACATTAGAGCAATAAATGCGCTACGGTAGGTAATATGCCTGCAGACAAAAAAAGAGCAATAGTGGAAATTATTAATAGGTTATTTAACTTTTTTCGCAAACTGTCTACAAGACAAAGTGCTTCGTACCTATTAATGGTAGCATTTATAGTATTGACAAGCATCGGAGCAGGGTTATTTGCCCCTGCCTTTGGTTTTATTACGGCAGGTATTGCATGCGGCATTTTGGGTTTTCTGTTGGGTCTTGAGTAAATATGCCTTGGAATCCTTCTCAAAATAAATCATTAGGCGGCAATCAGTCGTCAAAAGCAGCGATTGGTCCTGGTGCTCCAATCGCTCAAAACCTTGCCTTTGCGGGCAAGGCATATAACGATTCATGGGACATTGAGCGTGTATACAAAGAAGGAATGCAGAAGGTCACTTGGGTGGCTCGGTGTATTGATGCCATTGCTGGAAACCAGGCAAGGCTCCCTGTCGTCTTACGCAAAGACAATATGCCAGACGGTGAAATTGTTTCTGGCTCCAAAGCAAAGAACTCAAATGTTCTCAAGATGCTTAATACGAAGAGCAACATCGGTGAAAACTCTTTCATTTTTAGATACAGACTTTCCTCACAACTCTTGATGAGTTCTAGAGGTGTCTTTATTGAGAAGATTAGAGGCAGAGATGGTGGAGTGATTGGGCTAAACCTGCTTCCACCACAATCAACATCTCCAATCCCAGACCCCAAGAATTTTGTTGCTGGATATGAAGTACAGATGCCAAATGGCGGAACTGTAATCATGAAGCCAAACGATGTTATCTGGGTTCGCAGACCACACCCTCTTGACCCATACCTATCGTTGACTCCACTAGAGGCTGCTGGTGTTGCTGTTGAAATTGAGAATCTTGCAAAGATTTACAACCGCAACTACCTCTTGAATGATGGACGCCCTGGTGGTCTTCTTGTCCTTCGTGGAGAAATTGACGATGACGATAAAGAAGAACTGAAGAGCAGATTCAGAGGAAACATTGCCAAGACTGGTCAGACGACGGTTATCTCTTCAGATGACGGCGCTGACTATGTGGACACATCATCAAGCCCTAGAGATGCGGCTTATATTCAGATGCGTCAAATCACCAAGGAAGAAATTCTCGCTTCTTTTGGTGTTCCAGAGTCAGTAATCGGCAATGCCTCAGGGCGAACATTCTCCAACGCTGGAGAAGAGATTAGGGTTTTCTGGAACGAAACAATGTTGCCTCATCTTGAGCCAATTGCCCGTGCTCTAGACGAACTTGATGAAGACCACTATGTTGACTTTGACACAAGCCAGGTTCCTGTTCTTATTCTTTATGAGCAGGAGAGAATGCGCTTTATCAAGGAAGAACTTGGTCAAGGCTTAATTAGCACCAACGAGTACAGAACTGCTGCTGGTAGAAAAGAAGTTGAAAGCGACCTTGCTGATTCACTTCTAATGAATCCGAACCTGACGCCTATTGCGAACACAAAGAAGAAAATGGAAGAACCACCTTCAGCACAGGTTCAGGGTGCCCCTCCAGGTTCCACGCCTCCAGGAATGCCAGGAATGCCAGGAATGCCTCCAGAAGGTGCTGGAGCGCCCCCAGACCCAACAACAATGCAAGGTGCCATGGAGTTGTCCGCACAGGGTCAAAATATGGCTGCAGGGCCAACAGTTGATGCATCTCTACCGCCAGTTCCTGGACCAGAACCAACGGCTGCTCCTGGAATGATGTCAGCATCTCTATTTGGTATGCAACAAAAAGCAGATGATGAATGGAAGAAGACGGTTTCTACCTCTTTCACTAGATGGACTCACATCCTTGACCGTTCACTGGAGCGAGTATTTGAGAGACAGCAGAGAGTTGTTCTTGAAAAAGCATCTGGTGCTAGGTCTAGAAAGCAACTTGAGGTTGGGGCACTAGACATTGACGCCATATTCAGTATGGATACATGGTCTCGCCAGATGGACGAAGATATTCGCCCAGTGCTTTCAGCAATAATCAATGACGCTCAAGACACTTATTCAGAAAAACAACTTGTGAGAACTCCTCTCAAAAAAGAAGACATTATTGCTCATATTGATGCCCAGATGTCCAGAATTAAGTCAATCAATACTGAAACAGCCGAAGAAATCAATAGTGCCATCTTTGCAACATTGTCAATCAGAGACGAAGAAGAGCGAGCAACGACTCTTCGCAGTTCAATAGTTTCTACTTTCACCAACCTTCTGGCTAAGAAGAAAACACAAATAGCCGAAGATGAAACACGCCGAGCATGGGCAATTGGTTCACAGATTTAAATCTTTAAATTAGTTAATACAGTTTAAAGAAACTGAATATCTGTAAATAAATACTTGCGCCGACTTAGGCGTTTTATGGCTTATTATCTTGTAGTCGCGAGGAGCACCAATGTCGTCAAACAACATAGAATTCAAGGCAATTCCTGGTCAATTTAATATCGACGAGGCACAGGGCATCGTTGAATGTTTTGTTGCTGGTATCGGAAACAAAGACTCTGTGGGTGATGTTCTCATCCCTGGTGCATTTACAGAAAGTCTTAAGCGCCGTAAGCCGAGAGTTGTATGGGGTCACAACTGGAACGACCCAATCGGTAAGGTTCTTGAAATCTACGAAGTAGCACCTGGCGATACACGCCTTCCAGTGAAGATGAAGGCTGCTGGAATCGGCGGTCTTTACGCACGAGTCCAGTTCAATCTCAATTCTGAAAAGGGTAGAGAAGCATTTGCCAATGTCGCATTCTTCGGCCAAGAGCAGGAATGGTCAATCGGATACAAGACGCTTGATGCTATTCATGACTCAGCACTTCAGGCAAATATCTTGAAGGAAGTAGAACTTTACGAAGTCTCGCCAGTTCTTCACGGTGCAAATCAGTTGACTGGAACAATTTCTGTTAAGTCTGATGAAACTGCAGAAAAGTGTGGTCCAGGAATGGGAATGCATCAAGGGATGCATAGCATGCCTGCAGCAAGAATGGTTGTTGTAAGAAGAGAAGATGACGACGAAGACAACAACAAGCCAATCTTCGCAGAAGGACTTGCTCAGCCAATTAGTGGAGACCAGAGAACAAGACTTGCTCAAGAACTGCAGTCGCGCATTGGTTCTGGAGTTCAACTTATGGAGTCAACCGAGAACACAGCAATATTTAGAAGAATGATGCCGAATGGCTCAGCAACTGTTTACAGAATCGGATATCACACACCAGACAACTACAGAACATTCATGTTCGGTAAGCCAGAGTTGGCTGACGGTCAGGTCACAAAGCCACGAGTCGTGGTTCCTTCACAGATGCCATCAATGCCTATGGAAGTAAAGCCAGGAACACCTGCACCTGGACAGGAAGAGCAGATTCCTTCAAATATCAACATTGGTGGAATGTTCGCAAATGAAGACTCTTACGAGAAGACGGCAATGGATGAGGAGTTGGCAGAGATTGAGCAGTTGCTTTCTGATGACTTTGATGTAAAGGTTGGACGAGCGCTTAACGGCAGAAACTTGTCAAAACTAAAGAACATCATGCAAAGCCTTCAGGAAATTATTGCCGCTTCCGAAAAGGAAATTGACACAAAGAGCGAAATGATTATCCCAGTTGCTCTAGAAAACGCTTTCCAGACAAAACAGTTGCTTGACCCAATTTTTGATTACCACAGAGTTGAGTCAGAAGTAACAGAAGACGGAATCCGAATTACATCACCAGTAACCGAAGAGTTTGTAGACGCTGTAGACACTGCAGTAAAGGCACTTGGCGGACGCATTGGCGGTGGTTCGGGAAAAGGACGACGCGCCGCTAGAGGTCTATCGGCGCGTTTTGACCCAACAGCATGGGACGGAGACGGTGACGGTCTCGTACAAGAAGGAACAGCCTTTCAGAGACCAGCAATTCCAGGCGTCAATGACCGTGCAACTGGA